AGCCCAGCCTGCTCAACGCAAGCGCGGACATAACCGAACAAGTTCTGGTCATTGCCTTGGCCAAAGCTGGCGATGATGTTCTGCTGAGCCAGCGCCTTGACCGTCTCGTCCTTGGATACGATGGCTTTGGAGGGGATCAGGATATCGACCGCCCCTTCGGGTCGCAGAGCGATCATGTGAATTGTGTGATCACCGTGGTTGTTCAGGACATCTACTGCAAACAGATCGTACGGCAGCAGCATCATGGGCTGCTTTGTCTTGGAGCCGTCGGCCAGCTCAACTTCCTTTTCTTTGTACACGCCGCCGTTCTGTCCGTAGGCATAGCCTTTGGGCGGTGTCGGGCGCTTAACCTGCACTGCCTCGACCACGGGGCTTTCAACGGGCAGCTCGATCTCGATTTCTTTCTCTTGAACGTCAACCTTGACCTCACGCCCAAGCGCCAGTGGGTTGGTGATCTTGCCCCAATGCTTGCAGTTGGTGCAGATGCCAGGGTTCTCAGAATCGAACTTGATGCAGGGGTAGGGGCCTTTGATCTCGCGCAGCTTCTGGTTCATGCGCTCGGTGTCGTACGGATGCAGTTGGCTCAACCATGTGGTGGCCTTTTCTCCGTCCTCACACTTCTGTGCAATGCTCAGCCACCCACGCCACAGCGGCTCCATGCCATCGTCTTCAGCGTTCTCAACGTAATGCGTAAGCTGCTCACAGCCTGAGCCAGCCTTGGTTGCTGCCAAAATATTTTTGAACCGCGTGGCGCTGTTTTCAAAGAGTTTGACACTGGTCGCGGAAGGAGCACCCGTGGGGCGGGTGCCGGGCAGGTTGATGACGTTGTTTGGCGCAGGGGCTGGGGCCACTTGCAGCTTGTCCCTGATAAGGGTAGCAAACGTATCGAAATCAAACTTCACGCCCTCCTGCAACAGTTGCACGGTTGGCGGCGGGTCATACTTAAAGTTGGGCGTGTCAAGGTAGCGCAGGACTCGGGCGGCATCTGCCGTCACCGTCATGTCGATCTTGACCTTCTCCTGCCTGAACAGACGCTTGAAGTTCTCCGCTACCGGCTTCCAAGTAGCAACGTCCAGCGTGTCGGTCAGCGGCCAGTAGATGTGGTAGCCACCGCCCGAGTCGATGACGTAAGGATTGCCCAGCTCTCCCAGCCCAGTATCGGCCATGAACGCGGTGAACGCAGCCATGCCCTCTGCCTTGGTGCCGTAGGTCTTGGGGCCGTCCTCTGTGCAGTCAAGGTCGATGAAGAAGGAGCGGATGTACTGGGCGTTGACCGCCTCCCGTGAACCCGCTTCTTTGAATGTAGCCAGCGCAAAGTAAGTGTTGCGGCTGGCCTCGACCCAAGGGCCTATGTGCTGTTGCAGCGCATCAAGTGTCTCCTCAAATTTGTGTTCTTTTCTTCTGGATGTCAGTTCTGTCGCGCAATAAAGCCCGTGACCGGGTGGCGGCAAAACGACCGCGAAAAACTCTTGCGGTGTCATGCAAGTTCCCGGTGTGGTTTAGTGGGCGGCTTCCTCTGCGGCATCCAGCGCGTCTTGCAACTGATAGAACCGCGTCAACAACTCAGCAACCCACACAGACGGCACCGGCTGGCCGAGCTGCATATAGATAAGCCGAGTCAGTTCGTCATCCGTCAAGGTGTGAGGTTGTATTCCCGACATATTCTTCTCCATGCGTCATCCGCGTTGTTTGATGTTTGTAGTATCTTGAGCATGATCTCTGCCCGGTCTCGGTAGCCAACGAACACCTCAGTGCCCGTAAACCAGTTGTAGACCGTCTGGCGCGTCACGCCCAATGCTTTCGAGACCTTGGTGACAGGGAAGTCATGGTAGACCGCCCAGCGCCCAAGCTGGTTACCCAAAGACTTAGGCGTCTTGGCAACCGCGTCAATGATTTTTTGTGAGTAAGGCATAGGTTAGGGCGGGAGGTAGCGTAGCCCCGACGGCCAGAGGAAACGCTTCGTGGGGATGTTTGGGCTTCTAACGAGGTAGGAAACACCCCGCCCCACGCAAAACGACCGCTCTTGCTACCTCCCGAAACTCCTTACTCGTCGTCCCAGTCGGCCACGATGTCGGCCAGCTTGGATTTCTTGGCAGGCACTGCCGTCTCCTTGGCCGCAGGCTTGCGCACCTCTGGCTCGTCGTCCTCCGTTGCCACAGGGGCAGCGGCTTTCTTCTTGGCCTTGGGCGCTTCCTCCTCAACAGTCTCCTCGACTGCATCAGGGCGCTTACCCTCCAGCATCATCGGCGCAGGCTTGGCACCATCGGCAGCGGCTGCGGTCATCACCACCGCACGCTGTGCCTCTACTGACTGCCCCTTGTCCTTGGCAGTGTCGTACTCGCCCTCCGTCAGCCAGCGCTGCGGGCTGAACACCAGCTTGGGCGACTCAGCAGTGGTGTCGAACTTCATCCGGGTCACCACCATGTCGAGGTTGACCGGAGGGGTCTGCGTAGCCGCCCACCGTGCGTATGCTTGCAGCGGCAGCTTGTCGCCCTCACCCTTGCCGAAGATGGACGTAGCAGGCAGCGTGAGCTGCAACACATCGCCTTCAGGGTTGTTGGCCAGCACCACAGCCAGACGCTGCTGGTAGCGGCAAGCACGGCTGTTACCGTTACCAGACCCCGCGATGTTCTGCGGACACTTGGCGCAGTTCGATGCCTGCGGTGCCTTGACGGACTTGTCCGGGGTCTCGCCGTCGTTGCTCCAGCAGTCAGGCGCTACAGCCGCTGCGTCCTTGTCGTACTTGCCAGCGTAGAAGATGCGGCTGACCTTGGGGGCAGCCTTAACGATGACTACGTCGAGGTGACGGTCCTCAATGTTTGCAATCTCCTTGCCGCCTGCGACCAAACGGAACACGCCACCTTTGATGGAGACGCGCTTTACGCCGGGGCCGGAGACGCCACCGGCCAGAGCCAGCGTGGTTTCGGACAGTTCTGCATTTGCTACGAACGCGGGTGCTTTGTTGGCATTAAAAAGTGTGATGTTGCTCATGATGATTTGATGATTAAGTAAACTTCCAAACATAGCCCTTGTGGCTACGCCGCTTGCCGAGACAAACAGCGCTCACATTACCGGCACTGAAACCGGCACGGGCAATTTCCTGAACAGCGTTCCATGTTTTGATGTAACGGCCATTCAAGTCGTACTGCGACACACGCTTGCTGGTTGCGCATAGCGCTCCCCGCTTACCTTGATGGGGACGCGGATGCGCCCTACCAAGCACGCGATAAGAGTGCCGCATGTTCTCGGCGCGAGAAACCCACTCAAGATTCTCAAGCCTGTTGTCGAGGCGCAAGCCGTTCTTATGGTTGACCTCTTCCCCGACGACTCCGGTGAATGCCTGCAACACAATGCGTGCAACAGATACCCACTTGTACGTGCCGTCAACAGGCAAACGAACCTGTGCATACCCGCTGTTGGAAACGTGCGTGCGCAACAAACGAGGGCCAGACTTGCGCCAACCTCCGTGGCTGTCCGCATAGCTGTAAACCGTTCCAAGATCGGTTACTTCGTAGCGCGGGTCAATCCACGCCAACGAAACTTTTTGTGTGTGCACAGGTGCGTAGGTCATGATGACGGCTTTCTAACACTTACGTCGTACTCCGCATGGGAGTTCAAACCGGGTGGTACGAGACCCGGATTTTCTTCAAGGAACTGGCTCATGTTGCTTTGAGCGATGCGCTTTTCCAGCAAGTCCACAGCATCATGCTCGACCACAAACTTCTTGAAGGAGTCCCAGTCTTGCGTGTTGTAGCGGGTCTTGACGGAAAGCACGACCGTGCCTTGTGCTGTGCGAACTGATGTGACGCCCATCGTCTTCATCATGTCCTTCATCGCGTTCTTCAGCTCTTCTTGCTGCGCCTTCAGGGCTTCGACCTTGGTGTCGTAGTCCTGTGTCAGCGTTGCAATCTCCGAGCGAATCTTGCGGTAGATTTTTGCCAGCCGATCCAGGGGGATCGTCTCTGTTTCATTCTCCGTTTCTGTCATTTGCTTCTCCGTGTTGTTTTGTCTAGGGTTGGACAGTGTACAGGTTTTTTGTTGGTGCGCAACTCCTTTATTCGCTGATCACGTTGTTGAACATCTCGGTCAGAAGTGAGTGATCGTTCACCTTCTGCTCAAGGGCCTTGAACAGGCGCTTCTCTACTGGGCTGGACTGGATATGCACCACAGTCACCTTGTCGCTGGTCTGCCCCTTGCGGTCAGCACGGGCGCAGCATTGGGTGTATTGCTCAACGCTGAGCAGCGGGCCGTAGAACACAACCGTGTCGGCAGCAGTCAGGGTAATCCCGTGGGCAGATGCCTGCGGCTGCATCACCAGCACGCGGGGGTCAGGGTCGTTCTGGAAGCGGTGGATGATCTGCGCTCGTTTGGTGGCCGTGACGCCGCCATGAATCTGCTCGTTGGCAATGCCGCGCTTGGTCAAGTGGCTGCTGATGGCCTCGATCACGCTCAGGTACAGCGCAAAGATGATGACCTTGCGGTCGGTCTCTTCCAGCACTTCCTCCAGTACCGACAGGCGGGGCGATGCGTCGAACTCCACAACCTCTCTGTCGTCTGTGTATGCAGCGCCGCAGCTAATTTGCAGCAGCTTGTTCATGGCAGCGGCGGCATTGACCGCCGTGATGGTCTCCCCTGCCGCCTGCACCAGCATCTGTGTCTTGAGCTGGTTGTAGTACTTGGCTTGCTGCGGTGACATCTCCACCTCGCGGGTCATCGTGATGACTGGCGGCAAGTCCAGGCACTCAGCCTTGGTGTATCGGATGGCTGGCTGCAGCGCATCAAACACATCGTCCTTAGCCGTGACCTTGGGTGCCCACTTGTACATGCTGATCTTGTTCATCACCTTGTCGCGCCACGCTGTGAAGAACTTAGGCACGCCATCCGGGTTGACTAGCTTGGCCAAGCCGTAAGCATCTGTAGGAGACTGCGACGCAGGTGTGCCGGTCATCATCCACAAGTAGGTGTTGGGCGTCAGGATCGACGCCAGTGACTTCCAGCGCCGTGTGGTGTTGGTCTTGTATGCGTTGGCTTCATCGACGATCACCAGATCAAAGCGGCCATCGGCCTTGATCTCATCAGCAATCAGGTTCAGCCCCTCGTAGTTGGAGATGACGATCTCGTAATCTTGCTGAATCATCTCGAT